GTGTGAGGGATTTTGGAAGCACCAATAATATCAATGCGGAGCTTCTCTAGGATTTCTCCGATGCCATTGAAATTGCGGCTAATGAATTCAAGCTCTTCTTTCTCTGCATCAATTGCATAGCCACGATAGATGCTCTTGCTCATGTCATTAACGACAAGCCTATCCTTCACTTGGCTTTCCTTGCCTGCACCAAGCATTGCAGCAAGCCCGCGAATTTTATGCACAAAGATGTCGAATTCCGTGAGCAACGTAGCGGCAGAATTTAGGCCAGTCCAATAGTGGCGGAAGCTATCATAAATCACTTGTAAATTGCTCATTCCCCATCCATAGTTACGCTGCCTAATGCGATAGGGCAGCCAGTCACCATCTAGGCGCAGTATTCTATCTTTGTGGATGTAGGTGAGGTTGGGCTGGTTGATTAAATCGCCAGCAATAATTTGATAGTGAGTGGCTTTGGAATAGTCGTAGATGTTGGCTTCGGTGATGACCGGTGCAATCTGATACCTATCTAATACTTCTAGGCCTTCAACTTTATAGATGTTTTTCTTGTCTACTGGCTGGTCTGCTTTGCGTCCATCGTCGATGTACATCAAAATAACGGCGCCGCCATACAGCCTGGAATTCTTGGAAGCCAGCATCAAGCTTTCAAGGATGTACAAATCTTCAATAACTTGCTCAACGCCCACTACTTCCTCAGCTTTCGGCCCTTCTCCGCCAAACAACACCTTGAAGCCCTTGCGAGTGGACTGCTCGGCATAGATGTCGATGATCCGCCTTGGCAGCCATTCCCCATAGAGCGATTCCAACTCCTCCTGCGCCAGGAAAGTGATGGCCTTGGTAGAGGTGTACTGGCTTTTGTCCCTACCACTGCCCATGCCAGTCAGTACGTTCATCAGCCCGTCCGAGCGCAGGCCACCTTCATCTGCATGACCTAAGTCCAAGATTTCCTCTGACATTGCTCTTTTGTGTGGCTATTCCTATGCTAGCAGTGGTATAGTGGCTCTGATGTCTCCTTTCTATGGCCCCACACGCGCCCATTGAATTCATCTTTACTGACGAAGAGCGCGAAATGGCTCGCGCAGAGGGATTTCGCAGGCAATCCGTGAACGAAGCACAAGGCTTGAGGGGGCGCAATGGTGGCGCATGGAAGGGGAGCAAGGCGCTAGACATCCACTTGCTAGGAGCAGCAGGGGAAGTTGCAGTGGCGTCATACCTAGGACTTAAGGAGCATCTGTTTAAGGAGACCAAAGCCAAGCGAGACAGTGATGATTTGCCTGGTATTGATGTGAAAACCAGGAGCAAAGCGAGCTACGATCTTATCGTGCAGCGTCAATCCGATCCAGATAGAAAATTTGTGCTTGTGACCATCGAAAATCGGCAAACCTTGCTTCACGGTTGGTGCTATGGACATGAGGCAATAAATGTGCGATACTGGGCTGATCCCGCAAGGGGACGGCCAGCGTATTTCGTTCCACAATCAGCTCTCCATCCCATGGAAACACTTTCATGACCAAGGATCCCCGTCGTTTTTATGTTTACGCTTATCTTCGCAGCAAGGACTCGGAGCGAGGCATGAAATACAGCCCGTATTACATAGGGAAGGGATCAGGAAATCGTTGTTACGGCAAGTCTGGGCGCCCCGCTAATTGCCCAAAAGACATTAGTTACATTGTCACTGTTCGAGAAGGACTAACAGAAGAAGAGGCGTTTTCCTTGGAGCGTTATTGCATTGCTTTGTACGGGCGACTTGATATTAAAACAGGAGTTCTCCGTAATCGCACTGATGGTGGAGAAGGTCGTTCTGGGTATGTTGCTAGCGAACAAACAAGGCGTCGGATGTCGCGCAAAGGCCCCGCTAATGCACTATGGGGAAGAACCGGCAAGCTCTCTCCTCGGTGGGGCACTTTTCACACGGAAGAGACGAAAAAGAAAATTTCCAAGAGCAAAAAAGGGGAGCGCAATCCTAACTGGGGGAAAACCCATTCGCCGGAAACTCGTCGAAGGATCTCTGAAGGGCAAAGAGGTCGCAAGCAATCAGAGGAAACGAAACGAAAAATTGCCTTAACGAAGGCAAAGTATTTGTATGAGCTGATTGATCCTAATGGCGAAGTATATATCACCGACAATTTGTTTGAATTTAGCGGGCAACATGGTCTTACAAACCCAGCATTGTCGCTTGTCGTGAGAGGCAAACAGAATCACCATAAAGGCTGGACTGGAAAAATTGTTGAACAACTGCGATGACGAAACTTCGCTGTTCACAATTTGCCAAACACGCCCTTGGCGTAGAATTATGGCCTAAGCAACAAGAAATTCTTGATAATCTTTTCGAGAATAATATCAACCATGCGATCTGGGCATTAGGCAGGCGAAGCGGCAAAACGTTTATGTCTGCAGTCGCCGCTGTCTATATGTGCTTTGTGCAAGACGAGTTTTTTATCAAGAAAGTAAGGAAAGGGGAGAAATGGTACATAATTGCAGTGGCCAACGACTTAGGTCAGTCCAAAATTGCTCTTGATAACATAAGACAACTTATACTAAATAGTCCATTTAATCAAGAAATTACAAGGGAAACTTCTCTCGATATTGAAATAAGTAATGGCTGCGTATTTCAGGCAATTCCTGCATCGGCTCGCGCATCTCGCGGTAAAGCAGTAGTAGCAATCCTACAAGATGAGCTTGCATTTAGTATAGAAGGTGACATGAATAGGGGCGCGGAAGCTATGTATAACGCGCTATCCCCGTCTATAGCCCAGTTTGGGAAGTACGGTAAGATAATTGAACTTTCTTCTCCTTGGTTAACGTCGGGCCTGTTTTTCGACCATTTCAAACAAGCTGAAAGTGGCGACTTCCCTGGAATGGAAGCTCGACAAATTCCCACATGGGAAATCAATCCCTCGCTTCCATATGGTTGCGACTTTCTAGAAAGAGCAAGGAAGAAGGACGAGGAAACCTTTCAAATTGAATTTGGCGCTCAATTTCGTCGCAACAACTCAGTCCTCATTGCTCCTGAAATTGTGGACATTGCCGTAAATAAAGATCGCAATGTTTTACTGCCAATTCGTGACTACATGGGCACCTATGTACTTGCGCTAGACCCAGCCCGTGGAGGCGCGGGAAGGGACTCCTATGTGGCTTGCATCGTTCATTACGAAGGCGAACGATTAGTGGTAGACAAATTCCACACTTTCGATGCCAACTTTGAAATTGCTGGCAAAAAAGAGGTGAATATTGCCCAAGTAGAACTATGGATAGAAGAGCATCATCGAATTTATGATTTTCAAAGCATTATCTTGGATCAGTACAACTCAGCGGGCACCATTCAAAATCTTTCCAAAAATTATCCTATTGCTGAATTAACTTGGTCAGTCAGTACAAAAATGCGAGCCTTCAATAAGACAAAAGAACTTTTTAATGCTGGTCTTATTGAACTCCCCAACCACAAGGAAGCAATTAAACAACTCAAGAATCTTAGTGTTATCTACAGGAATAGTGGTCAATGGTCTGTAACTGGAGGCAAAGAGAGTTCAGTTGATGACTTGGCATTTGCCTTGGCTGGTGCAATTTTGGAGGCATCAAAGGACTCAGATGTGGATTGGATCAATAGCCTGATTCATTAATCGCGCTACAATTTTCAAGAATTCAAGATTTCTATGGATCGTGAAAAATGAAGCCCTTTGAACTGTCTGAAAAGGAAGCAAGCTTTTTATTGGCTCTTCTTGAAAGCAATAAGCAAACTGCCCTGCAACTATTGGGTGCAGAGCATTTCTATCAACCATCGCTGCTGCCTCGTTTGAGGAAATTCACACAAGAGCAGAAGCGTCAATCAGCCGACAAAGCCTAGACTACCTTAAACCGTTGAGCGACAACGATGGCTTCCGAGAAACAAGACGCGGCCCTATTCAATGCCGTAAGCACTGTCTTAATGGCTTTTGGCTCTATGGTTCTCCCTGAGCAGGGGACTGGCGTTGATTGGTGGGAGCAGCATTGTAAGGAAGATCCTGGCTGCGCTGAATGCAAGTGCTTTGATCTTTAGGAACGTCGTTCCAGTGGCGAGCTACACCAGCAATGATGAAGGCGTTGGTCAGCATGTATGAAAAAAGAATGACAGTTCGCACAAGAGCGACCATATCTGCTTCTTTTTCATGCTTGCCCTCCTTGGCTCCTAGGGCCTTCGCAAATATCCTCCACATTGGCTTCTTCCTTGTGTATCCAAGACTTTAGCTCATCCACATAGCAACGCAGCATGGCTGCTTTCTCTAGGTGCCATTCATTCGCCGTTTGGAAATAAAGAACGTTGTGATGGTCAATGGCCTTTAACAGATTATGGATGGGAGCATTCCATGGCGTGCGTATGGAAGTGGTCCAAGTGCGGCGTTCATCATTCGTTATCATCTGCCTGCTCATTGCGCAAGGAGAGTTTTAATTCCCTTCGTAATGCCTTGTGATATTGCCTGCGCTCCCATCGTTTTGTCTCAGCATCAATGCTGACATATGGAGTGCCATCACTTGGCATGGACCATGGATCAAGACCACCAATCGTTTTTGTGAAGGTCATTGCAGGAAAGAAGCTTTCGCTTCCTCCCATGGTACAGGAAAAACTACTTTAAGAAGTGCCGCCACATGGGCTCGGCTGGCACGAAGGGCGACACCATCATATCAGAAGGCTTCTCAAACACCACTCTCCACGTTGGTAGCGTATCAGGACGGTAGTCAGTGTGCTCCACGCGATAGAAGCCATGGAAGGGCTCTGCAGTCACCTTGAAGCCTGCTTTCCAGCATCCTGGTTCCCCTAGGCCATTCTTAAACCACACCCATGCTGTGCGGTTCATGGTCGATTTCTTAAGGGCCATAGGAACAATGGGGAAAGAGCTGGGATGGATTTGAACCACCACTCTGGTGCCTTGTCGGCCTGCCTCTGACTTGGGCTACCAGCTCAGTGACCTCCAGGTTTGAGCATCGTTGAGAGGCTTAGGGGGTGTTACCAGTGAACGACTTATTCGGTGCAGTAAGTGTGGCATTAGGGGAACCTTTGATCGCCACTGGCCGGTGGCATAATGATCATTGGGGCCTCTTTTCCGCTGGCGCCGTCGTCACTGGCTACTCCCTGCCGGCAGAACTCCGACCGGGAACGATGGGGCAGAAGAGAGTGAGAGGCTATCGCCTTCTGGGCTATCTGCCCAACGCGCATGACCTCCTCTCTCTGCCCGGCGATCAATATAGCATGGATGGGTCGGGAAATCAGCTACGGTCTCTAAGAATAATCCGGCAGCGAAGTTGACGGCGCTTCAAAAAATGCAATTGCACGGGAATTCCTACTAACCGCCATTTCGGGAGCCTTGCCGGTCCAGAACAAGCTCTTGGATTGACGCAGCCAGAAGTCCTTATCTAACCATTGATTGTCGGACTGACCAAGATCATCAAATAACCACGAGGCAGTAGCAGCACAAAGCTTCTCAAGACTTGCGCTTTCCTTCTCGCCTAGCTCTTTGCTCACCATGGCATTCACCACCGTATGAACCCGTTCGTCACGCGAAATATCTTGCGAGACAGTACGCATGCCCACGTCGCCAGTTTGACGGAAGAAAGGAAGTGCCACAAAGAAAACGGCACGTTCCATTAGGCCAGCTTTCAAAATGGGATGGGCCGGATGCTCATTCCATGCTTTCAGAATGCTCAGCACTTCACGCTCTGCTTTTGCATTGGTGCCATGGGCAGCAGCAATGTAGTCCAATGCCTCCAAGTGGCGATCCTCATCTTCCTGGTTGGAGCGCAAGGTTTCAATGATGCCAGGCGTGGAGGGAAGCTCACGCTGTAGTCCTTCTTCAAGAAGCTCCTTCACGGGAATTTCAAGGTGACGAAGGGCTAATGCCTTGAACAATGTATCTTCGGCACCTTCAGTGATGGTTCCTTTAGCAACAGGCACTGGCTGCCAGGAGCGCTTCTTTTCGAGAACGCTTAGATAGGGGCTCTTATTGAGAATGGGTGTCATTAGGGAAAAGCAAAGTGGAAGAGAAAAGAAAAGGCCGAATGGTCGGCCCTAAAAGAATCAATGGGGAAAAGCGTTATTCAGCACACCTAGAGCAGAAATTTGCATCTACGTTGCTGGCAATAGACTCTTCAAAGGGCTCACTATCATCAAGCCCAAATACACTCTTGAAATCGTCATCTAGAGCAGCATAAGCATCATCTTTCCGCTGCATATCAGGCATGACCTGCAGGGAATAATAAATGCTTGTCTGAGGAGATTCTAGCCAATTTTGCAGGAACTCTCGATCAT